CTGATAACGATTTTAATCGCGACTTCCCGCTATTACTTCTCAGCTTTTAAATATTTGATAACGTTAGAAAATGTTATAACCATGAAAAACAAGTCAGTTTTTCTAGTATAGTTTATTTATTTAGATAGAATTTAGTATAGATATTTATTTTATTTTCAATCACCCGCATTGATCGAATTATTTTATTTGTGATTGAATGTATAGTATGTGATTTTCGATTTCTCAGTAACCGAGATTTCTTGTGATCCCGCCACGATTGCCACTATTGAGCAACGAGCGATAGCTACAAAATACTGAATAATTTCAAGTGTATGGTGTTAATCCCTGCTTTTTAAAAGCATATTTGCACTGATTACTTAAAGACTATTAGAATTTCCAATTTTTCTGTAACCCATGTTTAAGATTTCAAATCCACTACGGTGGTTGATTGCTACATTGTTGTAAATGTGAGTCCTGATCCTTCCGAATGTTTCTTTAGTTTTCCAAAGGACTAAAGAGAAGCTAGGTGTTAGTGTTTAGGCGAATTATTAACGTGCTTTCAGACTTCAACACAGTCAACGTGAACGGTTTTGTTTATGTGATTATTGTTTGATGAGGTCCAGTATTTAACAATTATGACCATTGGTCTAGATTGTACTGTTCGTGTGGTATAATTCTTTGTTAGACCTTATTATGATATAACTAGTACTAGGGGTGATTCTGCTAGGTTTGTTTCGCTATGATGGCGAACTAGCCCCCTTTGATGAAAGATTTATCTTTCTGGGAATACATAATAGATGTTATTTTCATCTTGAGGTAAGTAATATTGACTTTGATGTTACCGCACTAGGTGCTTACCGAACCCATGCGAGCCCTCCTGTACATGCTTAGCGCGTAATATGTGCAGGGCTTTGGTGTGTTGATTCACACTGGAGCAGAGAGGAGTACTCAGGTTGTTCTTGGGATTTATGATCTCGAATGTGCAAGAACTCAGATACTCAAAATTACAAGTATCGTTGTACAAGTCTATTGACCAAAATATTCAAAATTTAATGTACGAACCAGATGGAGTACACGAGCGAATGTTTTCGGTGCAGTAAAACCGTACAAATAAATCATACTCCCTCTTCGGAGGAGATGTCCAACCCTAGCCCACAAGGGATTGTTTTGTGTGCAAAATGCTCTGCGGAGCGCCTGGAATCGCAGCAGATGATAACATCAGCTGCAAGATCAGTAGTCGAGTTCATGTTTGATACTGATAGATCTGTAAGTCGTGCAATACGAACCTTAAGTTTTAGTATGGCTGAATTTGGTGATGACTGCTTAGGTGCCTTTCAACAAGTTTATGATTTTAGTAGAGCAGTTGTTACAAGAGATTTTAGAGACAAACACGAACAGAACATTGATTATCTGTCTCTAATGTTGGTTTATAATCAACAACTTTATAAGAATTCTCTCTTGAGAAATTTTTGCGGAGATTGTTTGAAGATTCGATATGCACCCTTTAAAGAGACTATTGTTTTTGAATTTGATTCAGTCTTTACTGGGTTTGCTGATATTGCTCAACACATGTTGAATCATGAGCAAATGAACCCATATATGCCAATAATGTATATTTTGCGACCTCATTGTGTTTCATGTCCAGTGGGGGATAAACGTTGTATTTGGAATATTTTACGTATGTACACGGCTCAGATTATTTTTGAGGATCAATCTGAGCATCGTGTAGTTAACGGTCAACGTGTTTGGCATCAAGGGTGGATTGAAAAACAAAATGCAACGATGTGGCTTAGCGTTAAAATAAAGATCGGAGTGGTCGGACAGCCGTGTGCTTATCGAGACAATAATCGTTTAGCTTCCTTTAGAATTTGCTGGAAGTGTCGTCATATCGTCGCTTATTGGACGAACGATACCGAGGTTGTTAATGTTGAAGATCTTACGTTGACGTGTGCTCATGGGGATTTTAAAGTGTTTCGGAAACAGGGAGTTTCTAAAAGCTATGTTGATGCAGTTAACAATTCTCGTTTATTGGTATCTCTAGAAAGATTTTATCAAATATATGATCCAAGGAAAACTGGGCGACGACCAATAAGGCAAGGAAAGAATAACTCTTTTATTCCAGACATTGATCATATCTTCCCTGATAATAAGTTGGAGATTGCTAAAAATTGGGATTGTTCTCATAGACCTGATTTTAATAGTGTTCTTCAATTTATATGCAAGCAGATGGTCCCTAAACATCCCCTAATTCCGCATACGCCTTATAAATTTAAATTTTTTAATAAGCGACAAGAGGGTGTTACTATGGGAGCTCATAGTTTTCCAATTATGAAGAAATTAAAGGATGAGCAAATTTTATATCTGTCTAAAATGAAGTTGCTTAGATGTTTTAAACAGGTTGAACTTTCTGACGTTAAGATAGCAAATCCAAAATTTCGAACCAAATATTTTTATTATGGGTTTGATTACGAGTGTAAAGGGGTGACCTTAGTTCATTTTGAAACTGAGCAGCATCTCTATCAAATGAACCCATCACACCAGTATTATCTTTTTGGGAAAAATTTTTTTGAAATGGAAGAGTGTCATTCTATTTATCAGCAATTTGTTAAATATTGCGGAAAACCAGGTGGAACTATTGGTCTTCTGAGACGATGTATCGTCGCTGGAATGTTAACTAAAATTCACGATGCTCAATTTCCCTTTTGTAATTTGGCTAATATTTTTAGTGGGACAGTTTATAAGTGGAATATAGTTGATTCGATGAATGCTACCAGTATGTTGCGGATTTTAGACAAGACTGAAGTGTTTCGATGTGATTCAGTTACTTACGTTTTTTTTGAATGTCTTCGTAATCCCAATGATTTGTTTGGTATATTGGGTTGTCCTAAGTTGGAACATCAGTATCACCAATTGTGGTTAGATTACTATGCTGGTCGCCCCATTGATCAGTTTAGATATTCGGAGTGGCGGCGTGTTCCTTATGCCAGAATGCAATCTATAGATAAATATCTAACTCCTTATAATATTCCACATTTCGACGCAAAGTCTAATAAGCGATACGTTAGGTTGAAAGGAGACAATTGTATCACTGGCGAAGTTTGGCAACAATCGCTTGAATCTTTAACGAAAATTATTCAACCGATTAGACGAGCTATGGGTATGCTTTATAAGACTTTTGGAGATCTTGTCGGGAAATCCCTTGATGTTGCGTATAGTTTTTTACCTGACAGAATTAAGAGCATGATTTCTGAAGTTAAAACAATCATGGGTGCCCTTGGGGTAACTAAAGAGATATTAAAGTTAATATTGGTTTTGATGATTGTTAAAGTCATTTATAAGGTTTATGAGAGTGTTTGTTCCGTTCAATGGGAATTTTCATTCATGAATTGGATATTTGGTTTAAAAGGTAAGGATCAAATCGTGTGTCCCTCGTCTACTGGTGACAATTGTGCTATGGTTGATTTAGCATGGATCGGGTCGGCTATTTCTGGTCTAAACATGGAGAAAACCTCAACCTTTTTCAAAAATTGTGCTCAATATCGAGGCCTGAAGATGTTATTTGAGGACATCAAAACATATTCATCAGAAATATTTTATATGTGTTATTATCAAATGTATGGTGTAGATTTTATTCCGAAATTGGCTTGGAGACGCAAGTACAATGAAGCTCATCATGAATTGTTGAAGTGGGTTTCTATGACGACTGAGTCGACCGCTCGACGCATAGCCTCTGATCAAGCATGGTGTGATAAGACTATTGAATTAATCTTTAATTATTGTGAGTATTATACAGATTGTCCCCGAGAAGCGTTTACGTCTCAAGAGATCAAGGAATTTCAATATACCCATGATAGGTGGATTGCTCTTTATGCAACTATTATTAGTGGGTGCCCAAATAGTCGCAGTCGTACCTCTCCATTAAATGTTATCGTGGCCACTCCAGATTCACGTGCGGGCAAAGATATAACTGCTTTGGCCATAGCTCGTATTTTGTTTGAGATGGAGCAGGATGATAACCCTGATCAGCGGAAAGAATGGTCTGATTCACGAATTTTTCAGAAACCATTGGGATCAGCATATTGGGAAGGATATCAACCAGGCGTAACTGAAGCAGTGTTAATAACTGAATACTTAAACACAAATAATTTACAACAAGCTGCTGAAGATTCTAATTCTCTATTAAACGTTTGTGATGATAAGCCTATGCCCTTAAATATGGCTAATGTTGATATGAAAGGAGCCATGTTTGCAATACATAAGATGAATTTTATTACGACTCCTATAACACTAGAAAATATAGATCGATATTCTGAGTTAGCGCAAAAGTTTTGTGTTCAGAAACGCATGCATGTTTGTATCGAGCCAAATTTGAACCCTGATCGTCCCGAAGATTGGAGTTTTGATGTGGAAAATATCAAGTACCGGGTTAAGGTTGAGTTTGGAACTGAGAAAACTAAGTGTAAGTTGCGTTTATATAAGCAGTTTCAACACCTGGTTGGTCGTGATTGTTCCCTTATGGAGATTTGTGTGGTTCTTTATGAGGAAATGAAAAGGATGAAAACTCAAAAATCTATTTCTGAGAGGGCGATGGATACTTACGGTAAGTATAAAGTACTTAATAAAAGGGGAGAAAATTGTATATTTGAGTGGATTTATCATCTTGATTTGCCTTTTCCTGGTGCTATTAGTGCCGTTGGGAATTACATTGGAGGCTTTTTCTCTCGAGAAATATATTATAAAACTACTTTTATGACACGTATGAGAGAATTATACAATATAGATGACCCTTATTATCCTATTTGTGTGTTGTTGAAAGAATCCCCAAATTCTATGGATATGGGAACACGTTATTGGATGAATCATGCCAGTTTGTTTAATAATGTTGTTCGCGGCATATTTGAGTGGTGTGATAAGCCCACAAATCCCATTCAAATAGAGATGAATTTTAAATTCGCATTGTATTGTTTTTGTCTTGTCAAGCCTCACTTGGAAGTTCAGTCGGCCTCTATGGGTAAGGTTATTTTAGGTTTGTCTCCAGAAGAAACATGGATTGGATTTTCTCAAAAAGGTTATGTGGCTGTCACAAAGCTGATACCGATATATCGGAAGCGATTCCAGTATCTGAACATGCCTGGTCCATGGAATGTTCAGGATTGGACAGCCAGATTAATCCAACGTTGTTTTGATCACCACTTTCATGATGAGGTTAATTTGTACGCTCTGGAAAAACTTAGACCTGAGAACTATTATTATTATTTTTTCAATACTTTACCTTTAGATTCGAATTCTCTCCGAGAGTCTTTCATTATGTGTACTGATGACAACACACGAGATTGGTGTTTACAAGGTAAATTTATAGATCCCAAACTTAGTGCATGCCTGTATTACACAGTTGATAACTTTGGAAATTATTGTATTGCAGATGTTCCTTTGAATGATGAACAATTACATGAAAGCTCGAAGCAAGTTTGTCACAACTCATTTATGGTGCAATGTTATGCTCGAAATCCATATTTTATTGGACCTGACCCTCATAATTTTAAGGATACTGATTATGTTGGATATTGTCCAGAGATTGAATTTCATCTAGAAACGAAAGCCCGTGGGTTCGATACTCGTAATTCTAAGCGAGTTCGAGAACATTATCGAATGAAACCTTTGTATAATGGTAGTGGTATAATAATTGAGACCATAATCGAAGGTATGGCTATGAACTCTCGATATGGTTTCCATAAGATGAATATCGAGTATCGTGAGTCGGAAGAGTGGTTTCATTTGTATGGATTAACAGACAAAGTTGAGGACTTTTGTACGTGGTGTACTAACCATTGGGATTATGTTGCAGCGTTTGGGGTAACTGTGGCAGCAATATCGCTTGTGGCTTGGTCCCTTTGTGGATCCAGTGAGCCTCAGGTTCAGGATATTCCAGTATCATCAGAGAAGTATAAAGATATTATGTCGCAACCTCCTCGCGAAAGGAAGAAATACATGACTGATAAATATGGCATAAAAGTTGAGGAAGGAAGATATAATCTAATTAAAGGTGACTTGAAGAAACAGCAAACTTATGTTATTTCAGGTGAACCCCGTGTTCCCAGTTCTTATCAAAAGAAAATGGCTTCCCATCAACTAAGTGTTGATCCAGAAAAGATATCTCATGGTCGTCACTCATTGTCTACTTATCCCGAACGAACTCAAACAACAACTCATGCTTTATCAGTTGATCAGGAAAGATTAAATAAACAATACGGATCCGGTGTTGGTTTGGAAGAGGGTTTGGCCTACTGCTATCCTATTCGCGAGCAAGAGCCTTCAACTCGTCATTTGTTTAAGGCTGGTTTTAGATGGATCGGTGATTTGTGCGCAGAAGATTTGGTTGATTTGGATCTACGCACTGACCAAGAGATTGTAGATAAAATGCATGCCTATCTTGATGCTGCTATTCAAATTCATGGTGATAACGCCGAGATATTTAAAGAACGTTATCGTGATTGCTTAAAACGCCGAAGGATTGAGGGTGTTGGGATAACTTCTCAGAAGGAGTCACAGTTTCGGACTCGATGTATGCAATTAGGAGATCAAGAATATGAGATGATTATACATTCGGCAACTAGGGTTCAACGAGGACGAGTAACAGCAGTTGGTGGTAGAACATTTATATTCCCAAAGCATTATTTCTGGTTGGTGGGTGATTGGACTCACATATCGCTATATTTACACGACACCGGAGAACCATTTGTTATTGGGCGTGCTGAGATCGATTTGATCCTTGATAAACGTAGGGATTTGGCAATAATTAATCTTAACGTACCTCATTTTCCAATGCGAAAATCAATTTACTCTCGTTTACCTGATACTATTTATAATGTGCTTCGCTCCGATAAAGTATGTATGGTTTTTAGGGGTACTGACCTAAAACAAGTACCTTATAAAGTGTTTTACGAATTACGTGTTTATGAGACTCCTTGCTTATTTCAAGCGGATGCCACTTTTGAAGATCTGAGAATGGATACTTCCCAAACCATGTTCTACCATCTTTCGAATGCGGACGTTGAGCCAGGAGACTGTGCAGCTATTGTTTCTAATCTCGACGTTCATTCCCATGAAAGAGATATAATTGGTATCATATCTGGGAGAGAACACGGGGCTGCTATTATAACTCCAATATGTAAAGCAGATTTTCCTTGGTTGCAACATTCATACTCGTCTATGCCTACTGAATATGATTATGGTGTGGTTGATGGTTACGAGCGCATTGAAGGCGAAAATATGTGTAAATTAACATCGTTTTATCCTGTAATTGAAGGGTGTAGAATGACATCCATGATAACTCCTGCCTCAATTTTCCCGTCCCAAAAGAGTAGTTTTGTTAGGAGTCCTATATATGATGATGTTGATGTTTTTGTTCGTAATTATCGGAATGGATCATTTAAACGAGCAGGGATACCAACTAGACCAACGAATCTTAGCAAGGAAGCGCAAGTTAATGCTTTCAAACGATTGAGTGAAAATTCAGGGTCAGTACCTTTACCTGATTATCTCGTTCGTCTGTTGTCTAATCCCATTATATTTAAAGGGTTTGGAGGAATTACGCAAGGTTATTCGTTCCATATACGAACATTGTATGAAACCTTGTTTGATCATCGAGGACTAACAAGTTTTTCGACCGACAAATCAGCTACTTCTGATCTCAGGTTGTTTGGGAAAACACGGGAACAATTATGGGGTCAGGATAATAGTCCTAATCCTTCTTGGATATGTTCAGAGCATAAAGAAAAGACTCGATGGATAAACCCCTGGTTGCGTACTCAAGTTAATAAACTTATTCAACGTGTGGATGACGGACATGTTATTCATGGTTTTAGTGAGACCGGTATTAAAGATGAACAAACAACCATTGAGAAGAGTGAGGGAAAGAAAACTCGTTTTTTCTGTGTTTCTTCTTTGATTTTAGCTATTGTGTGTAAAATGTTACTCGGGGATTACATGGGTAATCATCATAATCTGTTCAGAAATTCCACCAAGATTGGTATTAATGCGTATTCTCGAGACTGGGAGTATTTGAAGGTTAGACTATCACGTTTTCCAAATTTGATTGGTGGAGATTACAAGGGATGGGATTATTCTGTGTTGGCGTTGTTCTGTCCTGCTTTCGCTATGTGGATGAAGTCCTTGCCATGGATTGAACGGGATCGTAAACGGGCGCATAGATGGATAGATGGGTTAGCTCCAAGTATTGTGGGGTTTTATCTCGTCTACGGTATGCACATAGTAGAACGGTGTCAAGGGGTGTCCTCTGGTCATTTCTGGACTGCTTTGTTTAACTCTTTTGTCAATTACTGTCTTTTCCGTATATGCTTTTTCTGTATTGTCTCACCAGATAAGCATGATGTGATTGATGAGTGTTATGCAGCTATATTCTACGGAGATGATAATGGGGCTTCCGTAAGCAACGATTGTAGAGAATTTAACATGATATCAATAGCTCAGAAAATAAAGGAATTCTTCAAGATGACTTATACCATGCCCACTAAAGGAGAAATCAAGGAGATGTTCATGCAATGGAGCGATTTTTCATTTTTGTCTCGGAATTTTTCTGAAGCTGATGGAATGGTTAATGCTCAG